ACATTACAAATAAACGATGAACTATTTACTTATACAGGTATAAGCACTACTACTTTTACAGGCGTGACTCGTGCAACCACCAGTACCACAGCAGCTAATCATTCAGGAAATGATGTAGTATCAGAATCGTGGACACAAAGAGATACAGGTAGAACTAACGCAGGTAAGTATAACTTTGAGAGATTTAACTTTGATGGTAACGATAAACTAATATGTGTGGATGGTACTAACGCACCTGTAGTGTTTAACTCAGCTATGAGTGCAACAGATGTAAGCACTAGTGCAGTATCAGGCGCTAAGTTTGTGGCAGCACATAAGAACTTTATGTTCTACGCTGGTATGTCTAGCACCCCACAAGAGGTAGTATTTAGTGTTGCTCAAGATGAGGATGACTTTACATCTGGCTCTGGCGCTGGGAGCTTTAAAGTAGATGATACTATTGTAGGATTAAAAGCTTTCCGTAATGAGTTATTTATCTTTTGTGAAAACAGGATATTTAAACTATCAGGAACAGCAGCATCAAACTTTGTAGTAGAACCTGTAACTAGAAACATAGGATGTATTAACGGAGACACTATCCAAGAATATGCAGGTGACTTAATGTTTCTTGGGCCTGATGGTTTGAGAACAGTTGCTGGTACAGCTAGGATTGGTGACGTTGAACTTGGCACAGTTTCTAAAAACGTACAAGGTTTGTTTGATAAAAATATAGTAAGCTCTGATCTTTTTGAGAGTGTAACTATACCTGATAAAACACAATACAGGATATTCTTCTCTAAGTCTACAGTGACAGAAAGTAGAACTAGAGGTGTAATATGTGTCATGCGAGAGAACGGCTTTGAGTTCTCTGAGATACTAGGAGTACGCCCATCTTGTACAGACTCTTTTATAACTTCAGGTGATGTAATAATATTACAAGGGTCTTTTGATGGGTATGTACACAGGCAAGAGAAAGGTAATACTTTCGATGGTACGACTATATTAGGGAGATACAGAGGTCCAGATTTAAGCTTTGGTGATGCAGGTATAAGAAAAGAAATGCACAGAGTCATACTTAACTATGAGCCTGAAGCTGCTATCAGTGCTAACCTAATATTACGCTACGACAATGAGAGTACAGGAGCAGCAAGACCTGCCCCATATGCTTTAACAACAGCCAACGTGGGTGCTCAGTACGGCTCTTCCACTTACAGCACATCATCATCTACGACACAGTTTGTTTATGGTGGAGCTACAAATCCTTTAGTTAGACAACCAGTAGAAGGATCAGGTTTTACTGTTGCACTAAAGGTAGACGATGATGGTGTATCTGCACCGTACTCTTTAAAGGGATTTCAATTAGAATATCAAGTAGGAGCTAGACGCTAATGGGTGCTACATATACAAGACAGTCCACCTTTGCAGATGGAGACATAATTCAAGCATCAGATTCTAATGATGAATTTGATCAACTATTAGCTGCCTTTGCTGCTGGCAGTGGACATACACACGATGGCACAACTGGTGAAGGTGGTCCTATTAGTACAATGGCTGGTCACGCTTTAACATTTGGTGCAGGTACTTCAGGTACAGATATTGTTATTACGTTTGATGGTGAGACTAATGATGGTCAACTGAAGTGGATGGAGGATGAGGATTACTTTGAGTTCTCAGATGATTTACTTATTGCATCTACAGAAAAGATACAGTTTCGTGACACAGCTATATTTATTAACTCTAGTACAGATGGACAGCTTGACATTGACGCAGACACGGAGCTAGAGATTACTGCACCTACCGTAGACATTAATGCTTCTACTGCAGTTACAGTTAGTAACGATCTTAAACTAGACAGTGATGCTGCTGTTCTAGGCTTTGGTGCTGATAATGATGTCACACTTACACACGTAGCTGATACCGGGCTGTTATTAAACAGCACTATGGCTATCCAGTTCAATGATGCATCACAGTTTATAAATGCACCCAGCGCTACCGTACTAGATATAAACGCTACTGATGAGATAGAACTTAATGCAACACTAATAGATATAAACGGCAATGTTGATATATCAGGTACACTTACTGTTGCAGGTGCTTTAGACTTTGGTGATCTTGACATATCTAACGTAGGTAGTATTGCCCTTGATACTATTACCAATGATGGCACAGACATTACGCTAGACTCCTCTGGTGACATTATACTTGACGCAGATGGTGGAGATGTATTTGTAAAGGATGCAGGTACAACCTATGGCTCACTAACAAACAGTTCTGGCAACTTAGTAATTAAGTCAGGTACAACTACAGCCTTGACATTTAGTGGTGCTAATGCTACACTAGCAGGTGATCTTACTATTAGCGGTGATGACCTTACAATGGCTACCAATACTTCTGGTGCTCTACTTATTGCTGATGGTACAAACTTTAATCCTACCCTAGTAACTGCTTTATCAGAGATTAGTACGGTAGCTAATGATGACGTATTCTTAGCTGTTGACACATCTGGTGGCGGTCTTAAAAAGATTACACGTAGTGCTGTAGTTGCAGGTCTTGCTGCTTCTGGTGCTATATCTAACGTAGTAGATGATACAACTCCACAGCTAGGTGGTAACTTAGATACTAACTCTAGTAACATATTAATTGATGACGCACACTTTATAGGAGATGAAAACGGCAACGAACAAATAGTCTTCCAAACTACTAGTTCTGCAGTCAATCAAATAGAAGTTACTAATGCTGCTACTGGTAATGGTGTACAGATTGCTTCTACTGGTGGTGATACTAATATTGATTTAAAACTATTGCCTAAAGGTTCTGGTCAAGTAGTCATTGATGGTAATGTAGGAATAGAGTCAGGATTAATTGATTTAAAAAATGCAGGGGCAGTATCAAAGATTAAATTCTACTGTGAGTCTAGCAATGCTCATGCACAAACACTTCAAGGAGCACCACATTCTGAGGCTGCTTCTAACTCCCTAACACTTCCAAGCACAGGTGGTGACGTTGACCTAGTATCAACAGCTTCAACTGCTACACTGACTAATAAAACTTTAACATCCCCTAAGATTAACGAGGATGTAGCAGTTACCTCAACAGCTACAGAGTTAAATATTCTTGATGGGGTTACAACTACTACGGCTGAAATAAATCTTATTGATGGTGGTACAGCAAGAGGCACAACTGCAGTAGCTAGTGGTGACGGTATACTTATCAACGATGGTGGTACAATGCGTATGACTAACGTAGATACAGTGTCCACTTATTTTGCTGGTCATAGTGTTGGTGGTAGTAATATTGTTACAACTGGTGCGTTAAACTCAGGTTCTATTACCTCTGGGTTTGGAACTATTGATACTGGTTCTTCTACTATTACTACTACAGGTCTTATTTCTGGTGGTTCATTAGATATTGATAATGTTCTCATTAATGGTACAACTATTGGTCACACAGATGATACAGATTTAATAACTGTTGCAGATGGGCTTGTTACAGTTGCAGGTGAAATATCTGTAACAACATTAGACATTGGTGGTACTAACGTAACGTCAACAGCAGCAGAATTAAATATACTTGACGGTGTAACTGCTACTGCCTCAGAAATAAACTTACTAGATGGTGGCACTTCTGTTGGTGGTTCTATAACACTAGCAGATGCAGATGGTTTTGTAGTTAATGATGGTGGAACAATGAAGACTATTCCAGCAACAGATGTAAAAACTTATGCTAGTGGTAGTTCAGCCACTAAAGGTTTTGCTATTGCTATGGCAATAGTATTTGGATAGTAAAAGGAAAAGTAAATGACTGTAATAAACCTGATTAATGTATCAACTATTACACCAGTTGTAGCTGCAGGTGCAGTAACAACAAGTAGGGCAGATATTGTTGATGTCGCAGCAGATAAGTGCGCTAAAATAAACTCATTGCTCATTGCAAATATTGACGGTACTAATGCCGCAGATGTAACTGTTGAGGTAAGTGTAGATAATGGATCAAGTTATGTCGCTATAGCTAGTACAGTATCTGTACCTGCTGATGCAACATTAGTTGTTGTAGGTAAAGACAATGGTTTTTACTTAGACGAAACAGATTTGCTTGCAGTAACAGCTTCTGCAAATAGTGACTTAACATACTTAGTTAGTTACGAACTAATGGATGATGCATAATAAAGGCAATTAGTAATGGCAAGACGTAATGGTGGATTTATTGGCACTGATGGATTAGATGCACCTGATCCACCCACAGGCGTTACTGTTAGTGGTGGTTCTGACGGTGTAGCTAGTATTAGTTTTACTGCTCCTACAGATACAGGCACATCTGCTATTACAGGTTTTGTTGCTACAGCTAGCACTGGTGTAGGAGCTACAGGCACGTCTTCTCCTATTAGTGTTACAGGTCTTACATTAGGTACTGCTGCAACATTTAGAGCTTATGCAATTAATGCTTATGGCACATCTGCTGCTAGTGATGCAACTGATAGTATTACACCTGCTGCTGGAAGAGGATTGTTTGCAGGTGGTGAAAACGGTAGTGGTACATCTAATGTAATAGATTTTATTGTTATTGCAACTACAGGTAATGCATCAGACTTTGGTGATAGAACAATAGCAGGAGACTCCCCTGCTGGTGTTTCTTCTTCTACAAGAGGTGTGTTTGCAGGTGGTGCAAGTACTAACGTTATAGATTATGTTACCATAGCTTCTGAGGGTAATGCCACAGACTTTGGAGATTTAACAGCAAATCTTCGTAGGGGAAAAGGTGTTGGTAATAGTACTAGGGGATGTATAGGTGGTGGAGAATACTCTGGTAGTGGTTCTAACAGAATAGAATATATTACTATAGCCTCTACAGGCAATGCCACAGATTTTGGTAATTTAAGTCAAGGAAGAGAACATATTGCAGGTGGCGTAAACTCTTCTACAAGAGGTGTGTTTGCAGGTGGAACAAATGGAGGCTCTACGAGATATGATGTAATAGACTATATAACTACAGCTTCTACAGGTAATGCTACAGACTTTGGTAATCTTGCAGCAGCAACTGCACATATGGCTGGTGCTTGTAGTAGCACTAGAGGTGTTTTCGCTGGTGGTACTGTTAGTGGTGGTACTGATGTTAATAGAATAGAGTATATAACTATATCTTCTACTGGTAATGTTACAGATTTTGGTAATCTGTCTAATGCAATTAATGGTCAAGGTGGTACATCTAATGGCACAAGAGGTGTTTTTGGGGGTGGTTATCGTTCAGGTGCTCATAAAGATGATATAGATTATATTACTATAGCTTCAGCAGGTAATGCTACGGACTTTGGTAATTTATCTGTAGCTAGATCAGAAAATCCTGCTGCTGTTTCTAACTCTCACGGAGGACTTTAACTATGCCCAACTATAATGGCGTATGGAGCCTCTCAACACAGTATCAGTATGCAGCTACATGGTCAGCAGATAATTTAAGTCCTGCAGCAGCATTAGCAGCAGGTAGAGCTTTATTTGGTGCAGAAAATCAAAATATATATAAAATAGATTTTGTTACTCCTACTGTTGCTCGTACAGACTTTGGTGATTTAAGTGTTTCAGGAAGAAGCTATGGTGCTGCAGTAGGCTCATCTACTCGTGCTGTTTTTTCAGGTGGTTCTGAAAGTGATAACCCCGGAAATGTAATGGACTTTGTTACTTTTGCAACTGAAGGTAATGCTACAGACTTTGGTGATCTTACTGATGGAAAAAAAGATCATGGTTCTGCTAGTAATAATACTCGTGGTTTGTTTATAGCTGGAACTACAGGAAGTAGAATTAATAATGTTGATTATATTACTATAGCATCAGCAGGAAATGCTACAGATTTTGGAGATGCTTCTCAAGCAAAAACAGATTTACATGGTTGTGCAAGTCCTACTAGAGCAGTTAATTCTGGTGGGAATACAGGAAGTAGAATTAATAATATAGATTATTATACTATAGGTTCAACTGGTAACGCAACAGACTTTGGTGATTTAACTGTAGCTAGAAGTGGTACAGGCATGGTATCTAGTTCTACTAGAGGTGTTACAATGGGTGGTTATAGTAGTTCAGGTCAGTCAAATGTAATAGATTATATTACTATAGCATCAGCAGGAAATGCATCAGACTTTGGTGACATGACAGAAGTAATACAAGTAAGAACACAGGTTGCTAGTAATTCAATAACTGGTATTGGACTTGTGAGTTCAAATAAATTTGATAAAATTACTATAGCTTCTACAGGGGATGCTACAGATTTTGGTGGAGCAGTTGCTACTAATATAGGTGCAGATGGCATTGGTGGTGCTTGTAATGCACATGGGGGAATAGCATAATGTCATACAAACAAATGACAGGCAACATAATTTCTGCCACAAAAGTAGAACCTGCTGGTAAACTTACAAGTAGTGCAGCCTCTGGTGTATGGTCTTTACAGGAACAGTATGATTATGTTAGGGGTGATAACTGGCCTAATGCAGCTAATGCTGGAATAGGTTTGTGGATGGCTGCTTATTTAAGCACAGGTCCATCAAATGCTATTTCAAAACTTACTTTAGCAAGTGCAGGAAATGCAACTGATTATGGTGATCTACTTGATAGTTACTATTCTGGTGCTGCATTAGCTTCTTCAACAAGGGCCGTTCTTATGGGCGGTAGACTTGCTGGTGCGCTTAAAGATGTTATTCAATATAAAGCTTTTTCTTCTGATGGAAACATGGCTGACTTTGGAGATTTGACTGCAAATAAACACTCTAATGGCGCAGCTTCTAATAGCACTAGAGGTTTATCTGCTAGTGGTATAGTTACAGGATCAACTCCTGTAAATGTTATAGAGTACATTACTATTGCCTCTACAGGTAACGCTCAAGACTTTGGAGATTTAACAGTAGCAAGAATAGTAGCTGCTGGTTCTGGTTCTTCAACTAGAAGTATTTTTTCTGGTGGTAGTGATGGTTCAGGTAGTAAAGATGAAATAGATTATGTTACAATAGGCTCTACAGGAAATGCAACTGATTTTGGTGATCTTACTTTAGCTAAAGGGTTTGGATCATCAGCATCAAGTAGCACTAGGTCTATACATAGTGGTGGTGGTGCAGGAGGTTCTTACTCAAATGTAATGGACTATGTTACTATAGCTTCAACTGGTAACTCTACTGATTTTGGAGATTTAACTCAAGCTATACATTATAGTGCAGCAATTAGTAACTCAACAAAATATTTTAGAGCAGGAGGTTATGGGGCTTCGCCTATTGGTAATGGTACAGATGTTATAGATGTTGTTACTATAGCCTCTACTGGTGATGCTGCAGACTTTGGGGATTTACAAGCTGATAGCTATCAAGGTGCTGGTTGTTGTGATGCACATGGTGGACTATAAGCATAAACACTTGCAATATTTAACAATATATGATATAACTCAACAAAAGCAATAAGAAACGGAGTTACAGTAAATGTCAAACACAGAACTAGCTATTACTACTACACTAAACGAAGCACTACCTACTGCTGCCCCTGAGTACAAGTCTATGCTGACTAACATTGCTGAGAAGATGCCAGCAGTAACACAGGCCACCAGCAACTTCCATAAGTCACACAGTCAGTTTATGGGAGTTACACTAGACGTAACAGCTATCACACCTATTCGTAGTATTAAACATACTTTAGCTGAGATAGACAAAACAAGAAGTGCCTTACAAGAAGCATATGTAAACTTACGCAAGAAAGAAAACAAACTAAAAAAGAAAGAACTTAAATTACTAGAGTGTACAGATGAGTTAGACCGTGAGTTACTAGAGATACAGATACTAGAGATACAGGGTCACTTAGAAGGTACACGCAATGCAGTACAGGGTGCTGTACGTAAGATGAACTTCTTTACTAATCAGTACGACAACCTGATGAAGAAGATAGGTAAAGAAGAACTGACAGAGGAAGACTATGAGTTAGAAGAAGCACGTTACCACATTATGACTTGCATGAAGCAAGCATTAAATAGTGCAAGACCTAGAAATGGGCAGGGTGTCCTGCAGCGTTTGCTAACAGTAGAGGGTTTGATGTATTTGATCCTACTTCGTTAGCTAATACCCCACAGATAGAGGATAAAAAAGATGCCGTATAAAGTAGTAAGATATAGGTTAGAGTCAAATGGTACAATACCTACATGGTTAAAGTTTGGCGTACCTCAAGGTACAGGTGGTATGTATCCTATACCTGATGCTGGTACAGCTAGTCCTCAAGATTGGATTATGATAGGTATAGCTGATGATGGTGCAGATATATCTAATGCCGTTGAACATATTACATCACAATCAAATCTACAAACTTACTTATCTACACAAGCCTCTGCTAATAGTTGGACAGATGTAGATGCTAATGGTGATAGTGTTTCGTTTGATGCAGCAGCCCATGCTACTAGAGTATGGAATGATTTAACTACGCTTAACGGAGGTTAAGCATGGCTAACGATAACTGGCACTTAAGCAAGTCTGTACCACTGACACTAATACTAGGTTTGCTTATACAAGCTGCAGCTATCGTATGGACAGTTAGCACTATGACCTCTGACATAGAAGTTAACGCATCTAAGATTGTAGAGTTACAACAACGTATGGGAAGAGTAGAAGACGCAGTGCATGGACAGGCTGTGTCTATGGCTAGGATAGACGAAAACATAAAAACTATCCGTATGCATGTAGAAAAGATGGCAGACAAAGAATGAGGGGAATTTGTCACAATGATAGAGGTTCTTGCACTTGCATCTGCTGTAAGTACAATATCGGGAGGTATTAGTTCTGCTATAAAAGCAGGACGTGATGTTAGTGATTTATTACCTCATTTTGGCAAGTTAGCTAGGTTAGATACAGAGATACAACTTGCTGAGAGTGGTAAACACAAAGGCCCACTAGGTAGACTTACAAGTAGCGAAGAAGAGGGTTTCGCTATAGCGCAAGCTAAGATGAAACACAAAGAGGCCATGGATACGTTAAGAGAAACATGTCAGCTATACGGCCCTCCCGGTATGTGGAACATGGTAGTAAAAGAACAAGCTGCAGCTAGGCAAAGACATAAGGATGCACTAGAACTACAAGCTAAACAAAGAGATCAACTGTTTTGGGGTATATCTGTAGTTGTAGGTGTGATAATATTTGCAGGAGGTTTAGCAGTTATGATATATGGGTTAAATGAAGTTGTAAATGGATAATAGGTAAAGTATTATGGCAAACAAGTTTAAAGGTTTTAACAATCAGCAGACGCATCAGTTGCTTTCTGAGC